CGTTCGTGTCTCTGCCGGTGTGGCAGCCGAAATGACAGAGCGCGGCCTGGCCAGAATGCAATAACGGGAGGCGCTGTGGCTGATTTCGATAACCTGTTCGATGCTGCCATTGCCCGCGCCGATGAAACGATACGCGGGTACATGGGAACGTCAGCCACCATGACATCCGGTGAGCGGTCCGGCGCAGTAATACGTGGTGTTTTTGATGACCCTGAAAATATCAGCTATGCCGGACAGGGCGTGCGCGTTGAAGGCTCCAGCCCGTCCCTGTTTGTCCGGACTGATGATGTGCGGCAACTGCGGCGTGGTGACACGCTGACCATTAACGGCGAGATGTTCTGGGTGGACCGTGTTTCTCCGGATGACGGAGGGAGTTGTTATCTCTGGCTCAACCGTGGGCAACCACCGGCAGTTAACCGGCGACGATAAACGCAGGGTGAATTATGGCGATAAAAGGGCTTGATCAGGCGATTGAAAATCTGAGCCGGGTTCGTAAAAACGCCATTCCGGCGGCTTCAGCAATGGCCATTAACCGCGTGGCCACAACGGCGATTAATCAGTCTTCATCACAGGTTGCCCGGGAGACAAAGGTACGCCGGAAACTGGTAAAGGAACGGTCCAGACTGAAACGGGCCACGGTCAGAAATCCGAATGCCAGAATTATCGTTAAACGCGGTGATCTCCCTGTGATTAAGCTGGGGATCAGGATGCTGGGCCGTCGTCCGGACAGCATACTTAAAGCTGGTCAGCATCGGTATCAGCGGGCATTTATCCAGCGATTAAAAAATGGTCGCTGGCATGTCATGCAGCGTGTGGCCGGGAAAAACCGTTACCCCATTGATGTGGTGAAAATCCCGATGGCGGCCCCACTGAAACAGGCGTTTGATGAGAATATTGACCGTATCCGGCGTGAACGTCTGCCCGGAGAACTGGCATACGCGCTGAAACAACAACTTAGGATTGCGATAAAACGATGAAACATACTGATATCCGTGCGGCAGTGCTGGATGCACTGGAGCTGCATGAACACGGGGCGACGCTGTTTGATGGTCGCCCCGTTGTTTTTGACGAAGAGGATTTTCCGGCCGTCGCGGTTTATCTGACGGATGCAGAGTATACCGGTGAAGAGCTGGATGCAGATACCTGGCGGGCCACACTGCATATTGAGGTGTTTTTACCGGCACAGGTACCGGATTCGGAGCTTGATCAGTGGATGGAAAGCCGGATTTATCCGGCGGTGACTGCGATCCCGGCACTGGCAGACCTGATTACGACGATGGTTACGCAGGGCTATGAGTATCGTCGTGATGACGATATGGCGTTATGGAGTTCTGCGGATCTGACTTATTCCATTACATACGAGATGTGAGGACGATATGGCAACACCAAATCCCCTTGAGCCGGTAAAAGGTGCCGGTACCACTCTGTGGGTTTACAACGGCAAGGGTGATGCTTATGCAAACCCGTTGTCAGACGATGACTGGCAGCGACTGGCTAAGGTGAAGGATCTGACGCCGGGCGAGATGACGGCAGAACCCTACGATGATAACTACCTGGATGATGAAGACGCGGACTGGACCGCGACCGGGCAGGGGCAGAAGTCTGCAGGAGATACCAGTTTTACGCTGGCCTGGAAACCGGGAGAAGAAGGTCAGAAAGGGCTTATAGGCTGGTTTGAAAGCGGGGATGTGCGGGCCTATAAAATCCGTTTCCCAAATGGCACGGTGGATGTGTTCCGTGGCTGGGTCAGCAGTATCGGTAAGGCCGTGACGGCGAAAGAAGTGATCACCCGCACGGTGAAAGTCACTAACGTGGGCAAACCTTCCGTGGCGGAAGAACGCAGCGAAATTACGCCGGCCACTGCAATTAAGGTGACACCGACATCCGGTACGGTGGCAAAAGGGAAAACAACCACCCTGACTGTTTCTTTTGAGCCGGAAAGTGCAACCGACAAGACGTTCAGAGCGGTTTCCGCCGATCCGTCGAAAGCCACCATTAGTGTGAAAGATATGACAATTACGGTAAACGGCGTGGCGACAGGTAAGGTGCAGATCCCTGTGGTGAGCGGAAATGGTCAGTTCGCCGCAGTGGCTGAAGTCACCGTTACTGAAGCGGGCGCTGCAGGGTAAACGGAGGTAATACATGTTTCTGAAAACAGAACAATTTGAATATAACGGTGTGTCCGTCACGCTTTCCGAATTGTCTGCGCTGCAGCGGTTTGATTATATAAAGTTTGTTTCAGACGCAGAACAACAGGAGACAACGAAGCATGATGTCGTGCACATTAACCAGCGATATCTGGAAACGGCATCCCTGCTTGTGGCGATGTCGCTATGGCATTCCCATTCCCTCAAAGGCACTCTGGCCTCTCCGGAGACAGAGATGCAGCAGATCCGCCGTGAAGTGATGCTGGGATGGCCTGCTGATGCACTGAATCAGGCAACGAACCGGGTGCTTTATCTTTCAGGTATGCTGGATAACCGGCACGATGCCGATCCTGAACAAACCGGTAAAGCAGAAGCGACTGAGTCGGTAACATCAAAAAAGCATTCGAAGGCGAGCTGAACTTTGTCCTGAAACTGGCGCGAGAGATGGGGAGACCCGACTGGCGCGCCATGCTTGCCGGGATGACATCCACCGAATATGCCGACTGGCGACGTTTTTACTGCACGCATTATTTTCAGGATACCCAACTGGACGCTCATTTTTCCGGGCTGATGTACGCCGTACTCAGCCTGTTTTTTGGCGATCCGGATATGCATCCGGCGGATTTCAGTCTGCTTGCTCCAGCGTGTGAGGAAGAGCAGACGGAGATGCCGGACGAGGAAGAAATGCTGATGCAGAAAGCGACAGGAGTTGCCGGAGGCGTCCGGTTCGGAGGGGACGGAGGGCGCGATATTTCACCTTCTGCGGATGTGGTGGATGTCAGCGAGGATGATGTTGCATTAATGATGGCTTCAGCGGGGATTTCCGGAGGTGTGAGATATGTCCCAGCCAGCGGGTGATCTGGTTATTGATTTGAGTCTGGATGCGGCCCGGTTTGATGAACAGATGGCCCGGGTACGCCGTCATTTTTCCAGTCTGGAGGCGGATGCCAGAAAAACCGCCAGTACTGTTGAACAGGGGCTGAGCCGACAGGCGCTGGCGGCACAAAAAGCCGGGATATCAGTCGGACAGTATAAGGCTGCCATGCGCACACTGCCCGCACAGTTCACGGATATTGTCACTCAGCTTGCCGGTGGTCAGAATCCCTTCCTTATCATGCTGCAGCAGGGGGGGCAGATCAGCGATTCATTCGGTGGACCGCTCAGCCTGCTTACCCTGCTGAAGGAGGAACTTCTCGGGATCAGGGATGCCTCTGAATCATCAGAGGAGTCGCTGTCAGATACGGCAAATGCACTGGCTGAAAATGCCCGGAATGCCGGTGAGCTGGGACGATTTATGTCGGTGGCCCGTGTGGCGGCAGGTGGCGGGGTTGCCGTACTGGCCGCGCTTGCTGCCGCCGCCTGGCAGGCAGAGCAGGCTGACCGGGCCTTATTGCGTTCACTGATCCTGACCGGAGGGGCGGCTGCCACCACAACGGCAGAATTGTGGAAAATGGCCGGGGTGATCAGCGATGAAGCCGGTGGTGGTATCAGACAGGCGGCAGAAAATCTGGCCCGTCTGGCAGAAAGCGGGAAATATACCGCCGGGCAGCTACGGATCATGGGGGAAACCTCTCAGAGATGGCTGCAGACGGTGGGGGACGATGCCGGGAAGGTGGAAAAAGCCTTTGAAGGGATTGCAGCAGATCCGGTGAAGGCGCTGGCCTCCCTGAATCAGCAGTATAACTTCCTGAGCGTTTCCCAGTTACGCCATATTGATGAGCTTGAGCGCACGAAAGGTAAACAGGTTGCGGTGACGGAGGCGATGTCCCTGTTTGCGGATGTCATGAATGCACGTCTGGAGCAACTTGATAAAGCGGCCACGCCGGTGGAAAAAATCTGGGACGATGTTAAAACCTGGACTTCTGACGCATGGGCATGGATAGGTGATCATACACTGGGGGCACTCAGTCTGATCACTGACGTGGTGGCCGGAACCGTTGAACAAGTGAAGCTGCTGCTTGTGCAGGGGGATCTGGCGCTGGCTGAATTTATTCAGTCAGCCTGGGAAACGACAAAGAATGTGCCCGGCGTTGGTGCGTTGTTTGGTGAACTGGCAGAAGAGAACCGCGTATTTATTGAGAAAACAAAACGCGATGAACTGGCGCTGAGAAAATCCATTGCGGAACGGGATGCGCGTATACGCTAGGGGGAAATGGGGTACATCAACCGCTCGCGTGCAACAGGCGTCAGCAAAGGTCCGGGGCAGCAGGAAGCCGTCAGCCGTCTGGCTGAAGAGCTGACAGGTAAAAAGCATACATCACCGAAAACGCGCTCTGCCGGGGAGAGGGAAGAGGAGCAGGCAAGAGAGGCTCTGCTTGCCCTTGAAGCTGAGCTCAGGACGCTGGAAAAACACAGCGGTGCGAATGAGAAAATCAGCCGGCAGCGCCGTGATTTATGGAAGGCGGAAAGTCAGTATGCGGTCCTGAAAGAGGCTGCCACGAAACGACAGTTATCTGAGCAGGAAAAATCCCTGCTGGCGCATAAAGACGAGACGCTGGAGTACAAACGCCAGCTGGCTGAGCTGGGCGACAAGGTTGAATACCAGAAACGCCTGAATGAGCTGGCACAGCAGGCGGTGCGGTTTGAAGAGCAGCAGAGCGCGAAGCAGGCCGCCATCAGCGCAAAAGCCCGCGGTCTCACTGACCGTCAGGCGCAGCGGGAGTCTGAAGCGCAGCGTCTTCGGGACGTGTACGGTGATAATCCGGCTGCGCTGGCGAAGGCCACATCGGCACTGAAGAACACCAGGTCTGCGGAGGAGCAGCTTCGTGGAAGCTGGATGGCCGGGCTGAAGTCCGGCTGGGGCGAGTGGGCGGAAAGTGCGACGGACAGTTTTTCGCAGGTTAAAAGTGCTGCCACGCAGACCTTTGACGGTATTGCACAGAATATGGCGGCGATGCTGACCGGTGCAGAGGCAGACTGGCGGGGATTCACCCGTTCGGTGCTGTCCATGATGACAGAAATCCTGCTTAAACAGGCCATGGTGGGCATTGTCGGGCGTATCGGCAGCGCCATTGGCGGTGCTTTCGGTGGTGGTGCATCTGCTTCCTCGGGGACGGCCATTCAGGCTGCGGCGGCGAACTTCCATTTCGCGACCGGAGGATTTACGGGGACGGGCGGCAAATATGAGCCTGCGGGGATAGTTCACCGCGGGGAGTTTGTTTTCACGAAAGAGGCAACCAGCCGGATAGGTGTGGGGAATCTTTACCGTCTGATGCGCGGCTATGCGGAAGGTGGTTATGTGGGTGGTGCCGGAAGTCCGGCGCAGATGCGGCGGGCGGAAGGTATTAATTTTAATCAGAACAATCACGTGGTGATTCAGAACGACGGCACCAACGGACAGGCGGGGCCGCAGCTGATGAAGGCGGTGTATGACATGGCCCGCAAGGGGGCGCAGGATGAGCTCCGGCTGCAGTTGCGTGATGGCGGTATGTTATCGGGGAGCGGGCGATGAAAACCTTTCGCTGGAAAGTGAAGCCGGATATGGAGGTGAACTCGCAGCCATCGGTGCGTGAAGTGCGTTTTGGTGACGGGTACTCACAGCGTATGGCGGCAGGGCTGAATGCTGACCTGAAAACATACCGTGTGACGCTTTCCGTGACCCGGGAGGAGGCCCGGCATCTGGAAGCGTTCCTGGCAGAGCACGGAGGCTGGAAGGCATTTTTGTGGAAGCCACCCTATGCATACCGGCAGATAAAGGTGACCTGTGCCGGGTGGTCTGCGCGGGTCGGGATGTTGCGCGTTGAGTTCAGCGCGGAGTTTAAGCAGGTGGTGAACTGATGCAGGATATTCACGAAGAAAGTCTGAACGAGTCGGTTAAATCAGAGCAGTCACCGCGGGTGGTACTCTGGGAAATCGACCTGACGGCGCAGGGCGGTGAGCGGTATTTTTTCTGTAATGAGCTGAATGAAAAAGGGGAGGCGGTCACCTGGCAGGGGCGGCAATATCAGGCATACCCGATTGACGGCAGTGGCTTTGAGATGAACGGGAAGGGCAGCAGTGCCAGACCGTCGCTGACGGTGTCGAATCTGTTCGGTCTGGTCACCGGGATGGCGGAGGACCTGCAGAGCCTGGTGGGGGCCACGGTGGTCCGCCGCCGGGTGTATGCCCGTTTTCTGGATGCGGTGAATTTTGTGGCAGGCAATCCTGAGGCAGACCCTGAGCAGGAGCTGACGGACCGGTGGGTGGTGGAGCAGATGTCATCGCTGACGGCCATGACGGCCTCGTTTGTGCTGGCCACACCGACCGAGACGGACGGGGCGCTGTTTCCCGGTCGCATTATGCTGGCGAACACCTGTATGTGGGATTACCGGGGAGATGAATGCGGGTATAACGGTCCTGCGGTGGCGGATGAGTTCGATAAACCCACCACGGATATCCGTAAGGACAGATGCAGCAAGTGCATGCGCGGGTGTGAGATGCGCGGCATGGTGGCTAATTTTGGCGGTTTCCTTTCCATTAATAAACTTTCGCAGTAATGGATTATGCCCACCATCAGGTGGGTTTTTTATCTTCGCCGTACATGCTGCTGAGAGTCTTAAGAAGAGCCTCCCTAAATTTTTCAGATTCTTGTTGAGCAAAACCTTCTATTGATCTTGGTGATTTTTCTTCATCAATAGCAGCTTGCAAGATCATAACTATTTCTGAATTTAATGAGCGTCCGTTTTTCGATGCTCTTATGGTCAGGTCGCGCTTGAGGCTATCTGGCATTCTTACGCTATATGGGGCTATGTCTCTAACCTTCGTCATACTTACACCGTGATAATCACATTGATATCACAGTGTATTCAAAAAAACTTTGACTTGATATAGTCACAGTGATACGTTTGTGATTCATAATAACTCACGCGGTGGCGATATGGAAAAAGAAGTTAGCAGAATTTTGGTGAGAATACCTCAGTCGCTAAAAGATGCGATTACAGGAAAGGCCAAAGAAGAATGCCGGTCGTTTAACTCGGAAGTGATGTGATTGCTGGACAGCCTGAAGAGAGAGGGGATAACGGTATGAGTAAAGAATGTTGTTTTTTGCGGCATTAGCGAATCAGACGCTGATCAAACATACATTTACTCTAAAGAAACAGGTCGGATGCTGTGTAGTGACTGCGTGTTTGACATCATAAGATACAAGTATCTTGGATGTTCTGCCAGCATTAGCAATATAGGTGAAGTGTACGAAGGGAAAGATATAACTGATAGAGCAGAAAGTTGAAGCCCCAACTGCTGTAACAGTCAGGGCTTCGTTATCAACAAATCGGCTTAGGAAATATTGACATGAAAAGTATAGCAAAGGCACAAAACGATTTCACTATCTTCAAATTCGGCGACAGTGAAATCCGCGTCATCAACAAGTGCGGTGAGCCGTGGTTTGTAGCTAAAGATGTTTGTGATGCTTTAGCTTTGACTAACTCACGCAAGGCGCTTACTGCACTTGATGACGATGAAAAGGGAGTAACTTTAAGTTACACCCTTGGTGGTGAGCAGAATCTAAGCATTGTGAGCGAATCAGGTATGTATACATTGGTTCTGCGCTGCCGCGATGCAGTCAATAAAGGTTCAGTCCCGCACAAATTCCGCAAGTGGGTAACAGCAGAAGTTCTGCCTTCAATTCGCAAACATGGCGAGTATGTAAAAGGAAAGAAAACCACTGTTGAGGAAAGAACACCGCTACGCGATGCAGTAAACATGCTGGTAGGAAAGAAAGGACTTCGCAATGACGATGCATACAATATGGTTCATCAGCGTTTTGGTATTGACAGCATTGATGAGCTTTCAATTGAACAAATCCCGCTTGCCGTAGAGTACATCCACAGGGTAGTGCTTGAAGGTGAATTCATTGGCAAACAAGAGAAGAGCACCAACGAGCTTTCCGCAAAAGAAGCAAACAGCCTTGTATGGCTATGGGATTATGCCAACCGCTCACAGGCATTATTCCGCGAACTGTATCCGGCGCTAAAACAAATTCAATCGAACTATTCCGGCAGATGCTACGACTACGGTCATGAGTTCTCGTATGTTATTGGAATGGCGAGAGACGTTTTAATTAATCACACACGAGATGTTGATATCAATGAGCCAGACGGACCAACGAATCTTTCCGCATGGATGAGACTTAAGAATAAAGAATTACCTCCT